CTCCGCGTCCACCAACACGGGCGACTACTCCGCGTCCACCAACACGGGCTACCGCTCCAAAGCAGATGTATCGGGAAAAGGAAGCGTTGCTGCTGCGCTCGGCATTGATAGTAAAGCTAAAGGCGCTTTAGGATGCTGGATTGTGCTTGCAGAATGGGCGCAAGATGATGAATACAACTGGCATCGTACAGATGTGCAGTGTTTTAAGGTTGACGGCGAAAACATCAAGCCTGACACCTGGTACAAGCTGAAAAACGGCGACCTTGTGGAGGCATCCGAATGATCAGCTTTTGGGGGCATCGAGATAACCCGTTCCCGCCGGATGAAGAGCTGCCTGTTGGCTGCGGCGCGGCTGACGAATACGGCCACCCCATTATGTGCGAGGATTGCATTTGGGGCGAAACTTGCATTGATAGCACAATAAGGGAGGATAACGATGGAACTGAAGAACTATAGCATTGAAGCCACAGGAAGCCTTTACTGCTCGGAAAACTTTGCAACCATCTGTGTTGATGGGCAAACCTATGGCATTGAAAAACTAATCTACGAGATGATGAAAAGCCTGAAAAAGGAAGAAAATCTCGGAATTGAAACGTGCGGAACACTGAACATCACGTTCACCAGAGAGGCTGAAAAGTTGACTGTGAACGGGATTGTGACAAAGGAGGAAAAGGCATGAGCGTGTTTGAATCACTTTCTAAGATTCAATCTGAATTGAAAGCACCCAAGAACCTTTACAACTCTTTCGGAAAGTATAAATACCGGAACGCGGAAAGCATTCTTGAAGCGGCAAAACCTCTCTGTGCAAAATATGGCTGCACGCTGACCGTTATGGACGATATTGTACTTATCGGAAGCCGCTATTACATCAAGGCCATTGCCACAGTAACGGACAAAGAGGGAAACTCAACCAGTACCACAGCTTTTGCCCGCGAGGATGAAACCAAAAAAGGTATGGACGGCGCACAGATTACCGGTACAGCATCCAGCTATGCCAGAAAATATGCGTTGAATGGCCTGTTTTGCATTGATGACACAAAAGACCCTGACAGTGATGAATACCACAAGCAGACGAGCGCAAACGTAGCACCAGAACAGCCAACCAAAGGCGATATTCAGTCCAGCGAGGCCGAAGCAAGCGAATATGTCAAAGCCCGCGCTACACTAACAGCTGCAATTACCGAGTATTGCGCCAAATCAAAACATACACGAAATGAAGTCCTAGACGCTTTGAAAGCCGTTCCCGGCGGGACAATGAAAACGTTGGACGGCTGCAATGCGCTGATTGCACAGATTCAGGAGTGGAGCAAATGAGCCATACAATCAACATCGCGGATGCTACCTTGATGGGTGAGATTCTGATGCTTCGTCTTAAAAGCAAGCCGGACATGGAAGAAGCGCAGAACTTTGCGAACGAAGTCAAATCCGGCCCCGGCAAGCTGTTTGCAGGTGTTTTTGGCGAGGTACGGAAAAAGCGCAGCCTGACATCAAACGCTTATGCGTGGACATTGCTTAATCAGCTTGCAGAAAAGCTTAAAAAGCCTGCTGTTGAGATTTACCGCGATCTTGTGCGGGATGTTGCAGGTGCAAGCGATATCGTCACTATCAAGCAAGAAGCAGCCGAAACGTTTAAGCGCGGCTGGGAAAGCCAGGGCCAGGGCTGGCAAGTTATTTTGCTGGATACGATGCCCACCCCAAACGGAACGTTCTGCACTCTGCAATGCTGGTATGGTTCCAGCGTCTATGACAGTAAGCAGATGCACCGCTTGTTGGAACTGATTGTGCAGGAATGCCAGCAGCAGGGAATCCCCACGATGACACCGGACGAAATCGCGAAGCTGAAAGGACTGACCGGCGAATGAAAAACGAATTTGGCGTTGCGCTTGATTCCAACGGCTATGCACCATCCATCATGCCAAACAAGAAAGACATGTTCGGCCACCCACAGTGTTATTGCTGCCTTAACGGCCACGCTTTGGTACGGCATGAAGTGCTCTACGGCCAGAACCGGACAAAAAGCAAATCACTTGGCCTGTGGATTTTGGTTTGCCCGGATTGCCACAGATGGATTCACGGCGAAAAGCAGTGCTGGCCCGAGATGGAAGGGCTGGATGCTGGGATGCGGCTTGAACTCAAGATGACCGCACAGCGCATGGCAATGATTGATTACAGCTGGACAAAGGAAGAGTTTGCCCGGCGGTTTGGAAAGAATTATTTGGAGGATTAAAGACATGTTGAATGTAGTTGCACTTATGGGAAGACTGGTTGCTGACCCTCAGCTGCGCCAGACTACAACAGGTAAAAATGTTGCATCGTTCCGCGTTGCGGTAGACCGGGGACGCAAGGATGCCAACGGCCAGAATCAGGCAGATTTTTTTGACATCGTTGCCTGGGACAAGAGCGCAGAATTTATCTGCCGCTATTTCCAGAAAGGTTCTATGATTGCCGTTGAGGGACGTTTGCAGAGCCGGAATTATCAAGACAAGAACGGCAGCAACCGCACGGCCATAGAGGTGGTTACTAGCAACGTTTCGTTTGCAGGCAATAAAGAACCCGCCCAAAGTCAGAACGTGGCTAATAGGGCCGTTTCTGCGCCTGTGGCGGCAAACAATGATTACGAGCCGATTGAAGATGACGGTGATCTCCCTTTTGATTTTTGAGCGAAAGGCAGGTGATGAAATTGAGTTTTGTACATGGGACGCAGTGGACGGACGATATGGTACAAGCACAGGAGTTTTGAAAAATGGCAAACGAAGGGTACATCAAGCTGTACCGCCGCATGATGAAATGGGGGTGGTACACAGACACTCCAACAAAATGTGTGTTCCTGCATCTGCTATTTCTGGCCTGCTATGAACCCTGTTATTACAAGGGGGTTCACTTGGAAACCGGACAGGCAGTTGCATCTATCCGCCAAATTTCAACAGATACCGGCATATCTGTTCAATCTGTGCGCACTGCTTTATGTCATCTAAAATCAACACAAGAAATAACACAGTGTGAGCACGGAAAATTTAGCGTGTTTACGGTGAATAATTACAGTGATTACCAATGCGCTAACACAGAATCTAACAAACAGGTAACACAGAACCAACACAGTGCTAACACAGACCCTTATATAAAGAATAATAAAGAAGTTAAGAATACCCCCTATACCCCCCAAGGGGATGATGCGGTTGTTCCTCGATTTGACACCTTCTGGTCAGCCTATCCCAAGAAGACAGGCAAGGCAGATGCACGCAAGAAATTTGAGAAGCTTGTTACTGACGAATCTACCTTGTCCGCAATCCTGAAAAGCCTTGAGTATCTCAAGACCACAGAACAGTGGCAGAAAGATAGCGGCAAGTATATTCCGTATCCTGCTACCTGGCTGAATCATAAACGCTGGGAAGACGAAACAGCGCAGCCGCCTGCTGAACCCCGCAAGTCTGGAGACCTGATTCCAATCTATGACCGGGAATACACACGGGAAGATCTGATTAACGGCGTTGTTCCCAAACTCATTGGGTGGAAGGAGGCAGGCAAATGAATACAGCTGTTGCGGAAAAAGCCGTTATTGGCATCATGCTGATAGAGCCTGACCGGCAAAGCGAAGCGTTCAAAAGCCTGACAGCGCAGATGTTCAGCATCAAAGACCTGGGAGATATCTTCCTGCTTTGCAAGGAGCTTGATCGCAGAGGGGAACGGGCGGATGCAGTATCGATAATATCACGCTGCAAAGAAAACATCAAGGCGATTGCTTACGAATGCGCCCAGACAGTTCCATCGGTGAGCGGGTTCAACACCTACATCAACTGTGTCCTGGATGGATACCGGAAGCGGCTGATGATTGCCAAGATGGGCGAACTTGTGGCATCGGATGCAGACGCGGATGAAATGTTCGGCGCGGTTGCAGCCATGATGGAAAAGCAGCAGCACATCATGGAGCACCAGCGCCAGCGCAGCGCAAAGGACTTTGCTGATGGCATAGAGGACTTCCTGCAATGGCTGAAAAAACCGAATGACAACATCCAAACGGGTTTTGGAACGCTGGATAAGCTGACCGGAGGACTTGTACGAAGCGGCGTAACAGTGATTGCTGCCCGGCCCGGCAAAGGCAAATCAACACTGGCCCTGCAAATGGCGGCGCAGATATCGCAAACCTGCCTGACGCTGTACCAGTCAATGGAAATGAGCCGGGAACAGCTTTACACAGCAATCTTTTCCCGATGGGAACAGATCGACAGCATCCGCATCACAAATCATGCGCTGACCGAAGAGGAAGAAAGCAAGATTGCAGAGGATGCAGAAATCCTGAAAAGGCGGTACAAGCTGATTCTGGATGATTCCAGCCTGACCAGCCTTGCAGACGTTGAACTGACCATCAAGGAGCGAAAACCGGAAGTGGTTGTCATTGACCATCTGGGACTTGTGGCACCACCAAACGCCAAAGAAAAGCGCAATGACGAATTAGCGGCCCTTACACGGGGATTAAAGCAGCTGGCAATGAAATATCATATCTGCATCATTGAGCTTGTACAGGCTGCGAGAGCCGCCGACACGGGACTTATCAAGATGTCCGACATGTTCGGCTCCGCCACCATTGAACACGATGCAGACATGATTCTTGCCATTAACCCGGAACACTACACCAAATTGCGAGAACAGCGGGAAGAAGACCCGCCAAGCGAAAGCGATGCCGTGATTGAGATCGTCAAGAACAGGCACGGCGCTTGCGGACAGCTTGATTTTGCGTGGGTGAAGCCGTTTCATCTATTTTGTGAGGTGACAAACATTGACTAACCGAGAAATGTACATGCAGCTTGCACAGACTTGCACAGAAAAAACGATTGAACTTGACCGGGAAATGGAAAAATACAGCGAGAAGTTGATAAAGTGCGCTTATGACGCAGCACAATGGAAGCTGAAAGCAGCGGAATTCAAGGCAAAGGCACGGGAGGAAGACATGTGATCTATAAGTACACCATCCCGCTGCCGCCAGTCACGAAAAAGAACTCACAACGCATTTTGGTGAATCGAAAAACGGGAATGCCGTTCATAGCCCCTAGCAGCGCCTATAAGCGCTACGAAGAGCAAGCTATATACTTTCTTACCCCAAAGCCGAAAACCCCGCTGGCGGGGCGCTGTCGCGTTGTGACAGTGTTCTACATGAAAACCAGAAGAAAATGTGACGTATCGAACTGCTTGGAAGCTGCCCATGACCTACTTGTGAAAGGCAGAATCCTTGCGGATGATAATTACACGATCATCGAATCGGTTGACGGAAGCCGGGTGAAGTACGACAAAGACAATCCGCGAACTGAAATAACGATTGAGGAATTGGAGGAATAATAAATGCCGGAAACGAAAAAGAAGGTTGTTCCACTATCTGAAAGAGAAACGATTATTACATATAACGATGCAGAGAAAACCGCCAACGTGTACACGATGAACCGGAAACTATCACGTAAACTTTTGGCTATGGCGTAGGAATACCCAAGTTTGGTGAAATTCGTGCGCAAATACCCGGATAGCGCAGTCGAATACGAGCTGCCCAAGAAAAGTATCACCGTGAGCAAACCGCGCGTAAAACGCGTTATAAACGTGCCTGAAACACCCAACTATGGGAAAGAGAAATTAGAAAAGCAATCATTTGTGAACTGTATGGAAGCATGGAAAGGTGGAAACATGGAAAGTGAGTGAAATGACATACAAAGTTCTTGTTGCCTGTGAAGAATCCCAGACCGTTTGCAAGGCATTCCGTGCCAGAGGATTTGAAGCATACAGCTGCGATATTCAGGAACCGTCTGGCGGACACCCGGAATGGCACATCTTGGGCGATGCCCTGAAAGCTATTGAGGGGGGGGCAAGTCGTAACAATGGACGGCAAAACGCACGATATTGGAAAATGGGATTTGCTTATTGCACACCCACCTTGCACATATCTTAGCAATGTTGCAACGCGTAGTTTTTCTTTGCGGTGCACAGCGCCAGAAAAGGTGGTTGCACGGTGGGTTGAGCGGGCAAAAGGTGCTGTATTTTTTATGCGATTTCTTACAGGGAACGCGAAACGGATTGCGATCGAAAATCCCATAGGATTTATGAACACGGCGTATCGAAAACCAGACCAAACGATTCACCCATATATGTTCGCAAAATCTACAGAAGATACAGAAAATTACGTTACAAAAGCAACATCGCTTTGGCTGGTTAATCTTCCAGTGCTACATGGAACAGGGCTTCCAAAGCCTGACAACGCAGTATTGTTTGGCAAGCTGCCGAGCGGAAAGGCGCGGACGTGGGAAGATACTATCAGCCGTTCGGGAAAAGTCAGAAGCAAAACTTTTCCTGGCATCGCTGAAGCAATGGCCGAACAATGGGGAAATTACATCAGGAACGGAGAATAAAAAATGACCGGAACACTATCCGCCCCATGCGAGCACTGCCCGGAACGCCACACGCTATGTCACAGCACTTGTGGAAAGTATCTGGCATACCGCGCCAAGATGGATGATATCAGCAAGCAGCGCATGCAGGCGCAGGCGTTGAACGAAGCGGATGTGCTCAGGGGAGACAAAATCCGGCGGGATGTGAGGAATCACGGCCTGCCGGGCCACAGGAGGAGATAACATGAAAGCCAAAATACAGCTTCCGGCTTGTTACAAGAAAGAAGCGGAAGCTTATATTGCAAAGCTTGAAGCTGAATCAATCGCAAGGGTGCATGAGGAAGTGATGAAAGAACGGCAGGATATTGCTTTGAGATCACTGTATTTATGCCTGCTGGCCTGCTACCAGGTGGGACTGAAGCCGTCCACGCTAGTCAAAATCCAGAATGCCATGAGCGGCCCTGTCACGGAAAAGTATTCCAGCTACCGCGTTGACCAGCTGGCCGACACATGGGCGCAGGTTACGCTACAAAACATCGGGGTTGATGTGGATGAAACGGGGGAACAATTATGAGCTTTGAAACGCCTGAAAATATGGATAAACGTTGCAGCGCTTGCCGATGGAATGAACAGTTCAATAGTGTGTGCTGCAACGCCGACAGCCCGCATTGCGCCGACTTTTGGGATGACGGATGCGATGAATGGGAAGGAGGGCCGAATGACTTTGTTCAAGAAGTTGGCTGGTAAAGCATCCGCGCTGCTGAATGCAAGCGGTATTTGCTCTAATAACTGCATTGATGGCCATTGCAGCGGGTGCGGCGAATGCTGCGCTGATCTTCTCCCGCTCACGAAAGGCGAAATTAAACGGCTGCGAGATTATGCCAGAAAGCACCACTTGCAGGAAAATAAGCGCTCTTTTTTGGAAACAAAGGGCGGGCCGGATTTAAGCTGCCCATTCCGCAATGAGCACACAAAACAGTGCGATGTTTACTCTGTGCGGCCTTTGATTTGCAAAGAGTATATCTGTTCCCGGCTTTTCCAGAAGCCGATTGCTCAAACCGGTCTTACGAAAGAGAAGCGGGACATTCACTCATTGCGATGGGAGGTTTTCAAGAACCCGGAATGTGAAAATCTGCTGAAAGAAGCGCAAAAGGCCGCAATGAAAAGAAGGTGAAAAACATGTGTGAAACCAAGCCTAAAATTTACTATTAGCTTATGGATGAGGAGTAATCGCAATGGGACTTGATATTACAGTCTGCCGCTGCCATACGGAAAAATGCCCGCACTGCGGCAAGCCAATCAGAGATACAATCCGCGACCAGGTAGATTCTTGTGGCCGTGTCTGGGAAGAGTATCCCGAAAAAATCGGCTATTATGTGCCCTATGAAATACGAGATAAAGAGCCGGAACGCGATTTTTACGGAAAAGACATGACACTAACCGCTCAACATGCGAAACAGCTTGCTGCGTTTGCCAAAGCACACGAACTATACAACTGGGCAAGCATTGTGGCGCTTGTAGATCGCGCCATAGAAAACGGAGATTTTGTAGTTATCGATGCAGATTGGTAAGGAGTTAGACTATGGACGCAGTTGAATTTTTCAAGACGGCAAACAGATTATGCAAAAATCGAAGCTGCAGGGAATGTCCTGTTTGTAAAGATGGCGAGTGCATGGTCATGCACACGCTTAGGCGCGGCGACAATTTAGTTAAAAGCATTGAAGAAACAATTTCAAAAGTCGAGCAATGGGCGAAAGACAACCCCATCAAGACCCGCAATACCCGCCAGAGTGAGTTTTTGAAGATGTTTCCGAATGCACCAATAGATGAAGATAATGGAATTTTGTGTATTAGACCTTGCGACGTTGATGAAAGCATTGAATGCACAAATGAAAAAGGATGCGATGGCTGCAGTCGCAAATACTGGCTCACGGAGGTAACCGACAATGAAAATTAAACTCAAGCGTTGCCCATTCTGCGGTTCTACAGCCGGGTTATATGAAAGCTATGACGGTATGTATGTAGTGCAGTGCAACTACTGCAGCATCGGAACTATCCACATGAAAAACAAGCAGGACGCAATTGAGTTGTGGAATCGCAGAACGGAGGTGACCGACAATGACTAACATCACAACCATGCGATCCGGCGAACACTTCATGTTCAAAAATTGCGAGTGGGTATGCCTTGACCCGAACCACCCTGACGGCGGTGTGCTGGCTATTATGGCTGAACCGTGGGCAAAAGATGTAAAATTCTGCCCAGACGAACAGTATGTCGATGAAAAAGGAAACTGGAATAACTACCGAACCAGTAATGTGCGTGGAATTCTATCTGATATGGAGAACGCTGTTTTTGAGAAAAATAGTCTGCTGTCACATACCGTTGAACTTGTTGCCGACAACGGCGATCGCGCCTATGGAACAGTGAAAGACACCGTTTTTATCCTGACCTGTGACGAGTACCGCAAGTACCGTGACTACATCCCGCATTACGATAGCTGGATTTGGACTGCCACACCGTGGTATTGCGGTGACGAGGATTCCGACACTGGATGCGCGGCCATAGTTCGCTCTGTGGATATTAGTAGTCGGTTTGGCTGCGTTGGTGCGTGCATCAATGGTGCTGTCGCCCCGGCTTGTGTTCTCAATCCAAAATTTCTCAATCTGCGCCAGAACATGGCGTATGTAGAGGAGGTATCAGAATGAGCACAACAATAGGCTGCCCGATTCCGGGCGCAAGTCAGCCGAAAGAACAGCCCAAAACGATAGTAGAAAGAATCGGTGAGCCTGCATTTCTTGAACAGCTCGCAGAAGAGTGTTCGGAACTTGCGCAAGCAGCGTTGAAATCCGCGCGGAAGTATCGCGGCGAAAACCCAACGCCTAAAACCATTGACGAATGCTATGATGCTTTGCGTGAGCGAATATCTTGATTGTAAAGGGCCTGATTATCTTGATCGCGTCATGCTGATAAAATTCAAAAAGTATGAGCGCTGGGAACGGCGATTGGAGGAGGATGGCAAATGAACAATATAATAAAAATCGTTGATTATTCTGGGATGGATGATGTTATTAAACATCCCAAACAACACAGAGGGTTGTATCTGTCGCTGGAGCACGGGACACTTGGGATTACTTTGCTAGCTTGCGACAATAGCAAATCTGATGCCCAGTGCTGCTTGGAATTTGACAGCGTGCAAGATGCTATCAAGTGGTTGCGGAGGGAAGAATGAACCAAACATTTTTTGACCCAGTAAACAGCAAGTGCATTTCTTTTGACGGCGTGCCGAAGATTTCAGATTTTGGTGATGAGAATGACCTGATTCGACGCGGTGATGCGCTGAAAGCAATCAGGAAAGCATGTATCAGTGCGCATTTACCGTTCGATTCCGCCACGCCGGAAGGAAAGCGAGTAATGGAAGCTCTATATGCGGTATGGAAAGTGAAAAAGAGAGGAAAAGAGGCATGACAGTATTTGACGCAAACTACATCTACACAATCAAATGCCTTGCTCTGATCTTCGTTGCAGCGCCGGGAGCGATGCTTATCGGCGCATTGCTGATCTACCTGTTTGCACTGTGCTGCAAACAGATTTCAGGACTTTGGAGGGAGCAGAAATGAACATTTTCCTTTCGATTCTTGGCACCGCGATTGTCACAATTTTGATTGCGGGAGCCTATTCCATCGGCGTGTCCGTTGGCAGAGCTGCGGCTGAGGAAGATAACCAAGAGCCGGTAATTTACATGGATCACACGCACGGGGGCGAATAAATGGTTAAGATTTGCACTGAATGTAAAAAGGAATTTGAGGGAAGCGCAAAAGCCCGACTTTGCCCGGAATGCAAGAAAAAGCATCATGAAGCTGCTGTTGCACTGCAAAACGCAAGGCGCAATGAGCAATCGCTTGTCAAATGTGAATGGTGCGGGAGGGTTTTTGCCAGAAAAAAGAACGAAAAGAAGTGTGAAGCATGCCGAAAAGAAGGAAGATATGGCAGCCCGCAGATGGCGGCACACAGCAAAAGAGAGCCGCCTAAAGTGAGTATTAACGCCGTTCTCAAGATTGCCGATAAAGATGGCACGACTTACGGAAAAGCGGTTCTGGCACACAAAATTTAAGGAGGAACATATGAAAAGTATTGGCAACGCGCTTGCACTGACTGCGACTTTGGCATTCATCGCCTATATGGTGCGTTCTACTGGCAGCGGAATTTGGGCATGGATGATTTTACCGTGCTTCTCGTTTGCTGCACTTGGGATTGCTGATTAAGGAGGGAACAAATGGAAAATAACTGCTGCAAAAGCTGCAATACTGTGCACAAACAGGTTGCTGTTGTGCTGGATGACGGCGCATACATGCCGGAATACGCACATTTTGGATGGGATGCAGGTGCAGACCTGAAAAGCCCTGTTGATGTGATGATTCCGGCGAACGGGAGCGCTGTAATTGATACCGGCGTGCACATTGACATCCCGAAGGGCTATGCGGGGTTTCTGAAAAGCAAATCCGGCCTGAATGTTAAGCATGATCTGACAAACGAAGGTGTGATCGATGCAGGATATACCGGGAGCATCTGCGTAAAGCTTTATAATCACGGAAAAACGGATTATAAAGTCAATTCTGGGGATAAAATTTCCCAAATCGTGTTTATCAAGGTGGAATCTTACGACTTTTACCCGTGCAGCAAGATGCCGGATCGGGAACGCGGCAACGCAGGATTTGGTAGCACCGGAAAATAAAAAACTTGCATATTAGCGCATAATATGCTATAATATCAATAAGAAATAGCGTGCCAAGTGCTTAATTGCCAAGTGCCAGTTGAACTTGAAAGTTCGGCTGGCACTTTTGCTATATGGAGGACACATGAAACTATACTGCGCAGACTGCATGGACATCTTGAAGGGGATACCAGAAGGCAGTATAGACATGATTTTGTGCGACCTGCCCTATGGTACAACGCGGAACAAATGGGATGTCATCATCCCGCTGGAGCCGCTATGGGCGCAATACAGGCGCATAATCAAAAGCAATGGCGTTATAGCACTGCACAGCGATATGCCATTTACAGCGGCCCTTGTAAGCGCTGGGAAAAACTTGTATCGGTATGAGCTGATATGGGTAAAGGAAAACGGTAGCGACTTTCTGAACGCAAACCGCAAGCCCCTGAAAGCGCATGAAAGCATCCAGATATTCTATAAGCACCAGCCGACCTATAACAAGCAATATGTGGACGGAAAGCCCTATAAGAGGGGGGGGGCAAAGGCGAAAGGCTTCCCAAAACTGGGGAAAGTTTCGTGACGGCATCTTAACAGACTGTAGTGACGGCAAGCGGAACCCCACAACAATCCTGAAATTCCCAAGGGAAAAGGGATTGCACCCCACCCAAAAGCCTGTAAAGCTGGAAGAATGGCTGATTAAGACGTACACAAACTCAGGCGAGACGGTGTTAGACAACTGCATGGGTAGCGGAACAACCGGAGTAGCCTGTATCAACACAAATAGAGACTTCATCGGGATAGAGAAGAACCCCGACTATTATAAAACGGCCATAAGCCGGATAAAGGAGGCACAGGACAATGGGAAGCAGGGCGACCAAAAGAAACAGCCCGATCATGATTGATAATGACCCTGATAATGTGCCGGAAGGGAATCAAAGGCGCATTGAATTTTTGCTTGTGATATCCCAGCTTCCCAAAATAAGCACAAACGACCTGCCAGCCCTCAGAAAACGCTTTTATGACTATCTTGATCTATGTGTCAAGTATAACATGAAGGTGGGCAACATGGCGGCGTATGCTGCTATGGGAGTGGATAGAGACACTGTAAACGGCTGGGAAAGCGGAAAAAGGCGTAGCTCGCAAAAGGAATACCAGGAATTCGCGCGAGAAATAAAGCGTGTATGCGGCATGTACCGGGAAATGCTGATGCAGGATGGCGCAATCAACCCGGTAACAGGGCTATTCTGGCAGAAAAACTATGACGGACTGCAAGACCAGCAAGAAATCATTACCGCAACAAAAGACCCGTTAGGCGAAAACATGTCCCGCAAGGAAATAGAAGACAGATTCAGCGCTGACTTTGTAGAGATAGACGACTTTAAGGAAGTCAAAGAGCCGGAGCAACTGATAGAACCGGTTCAAACAAAGCCACGCAGGGAAAAGAAACAAGCGAAAGAAACCGAATAAACGAAAACAGAGCATCTAGCAGCATATAAACAAACTGCTGGGTGCGCTTTTATTATGCCTATACTCGCGCTTTAATACCACAGTAAAACCTTAAAAGCAGATAGAAAATGCCCGACAATAGCAGTTAATAACCTTAAAAAGAGGGGGTTAAGCCCAAAAAGAGGGGAGATTAACCCCCAAAAGAGGGCTTAAGCCAAAAAAGAGTGGGGATTAACCCCAAAAAGAGGGGAAAATAAATCAGGGAATAACGTGAACGACTTGCCGTCATCATCAAAAAAGACCCATCGACACGAATAATTATCCCTACTCCAAAACCATCTCTTGAAACAAATCTCCATGTGAAATGGTCAAAAACACGGGGATTATACCAAAACGATGCAACAAAAATACATAATAAGAGAAAATCACCCGACTTTTAGACCAATTCGACTTTGAACCCGTTCGACTTTATCATCCACAAACCCCTGAACTCTGTCCGACTTTGGCTGGAGTACCCTTGCTTGCAACAATAATACATGCTGAATGAGCAAAAATACGGGGTATATACCTGAATCATGAAACAAAAGTGCATAATTCAAACCCAATTCGACTTTGCCGGAGATTTTTTCGCGCAAAATCATTCGACTTTCAGGCAGGGGATGCCCCTTCGACTTTGGGAGCGTTTCGACTTTGGTTCGACTTTCAAACCCGTTCGACTTTGGCAGCGGGATGCAGACTGGCGCACCCTGACCGCAGCACCTTCCGGCCCGGAGGATGCTCCCCAGGACGGCCCACAGCTGGGCAAAATGTGCCTTTTGGGTGCATATTTCGCTAAATAATGATTTAGCGAACATAAGATTGACGCTGTATCGTGCATTAAATTTTGAAAGCTGCCAAAAAGCACAAAAGTGCATAAAAAAGCGCCTCCGGGGATGCCGGAAGCGCTGAAATTCATTCGACTTTCAAACCGATTCGACTTTCGTTCGACTTTGCCCGCAAGGTTACAGATGGGGCATGCAGTTCCCGGCGGGTGATCTGGCGGGGCGTTATTTGCTTGCATCGCGCTCCCGCCGCTCTTGGCATGCCTGCAAGATATAGGCTTGCAGGCTCTGCCCGGCGGCGGCTGCATCCGCGCGGATCTGTGCGCCCTCCGGCTTATCGGGACGTATCATTATATTATCACGCGCCTTATTATATTTAACGCTGGCCCGCGTGTGGGCCTCTGTAACTGCCATGAGATCACCTCCGTGCTCTCATTATACCATAATATGTTATAACCGTAAACGTACAAATACAACCACAAAAACACCGTTAACGTTGTGCAAAATGTCAATAGACAATAACCGTTAACGGTGATATGATATAGACAACAAAAGAAAACAGCCCACAGGGCAGGAGGTAACAAAGATGAAAATCACAGACGGCAAGCGCACGGTGGAAATCAACATCATGACATGGAACGGCACCGGGTACGGTCCGGACTGGGCGGGAGAGTATTTCAACGCGGGCGCGCTTCCGTACGATGAGGAGAATGATGCCTACACGGTGCAAGATGTACAGTATTGCATCAACATGGCAGAGGGCACCGGGGAAGAGGGCGCACGGTGCAAGTATAACGATGATGGGGAGCTTGTGCCAGATGATGATATAGAGGTATTTGTAACCGAGCTATAACCAGCAAGCCGGACACTCTAGCAGGGTTGCACCGTAAAGCAGCCCAGCCCCACTACCAAAGCAAAAACAATATAAAGGAGCGTATAAAAATGAAAAAACTGTATTTTGAAGGCGCGGGCATGTTTGGGTGCCGCGACACTGCCGAAGAGCTGCGCGGGAACTGCCGTCTCCGCACTATGTTTCATGATGACAAGGGCCGCGCGGTGTACCTGGAGATCGGGAGCGGAATGAACAAGACCGCCGGGCGGCTGTATGTAGACAGCTGCCATTATATTGGCAAGGATGATTACAACCTGCGGCGGCTCCCTGTAGAGCGTGACAGCAAGCAGCGCGAGTACACCCCGGCGGGCATTCTGGAGTTGCTGGATGAGATCGGGGCACACTTTGACGCGGTGGAGGTTCTGCCCAACCTGGCAGGGTATCGGGTTTTTGCGGATGGGTTCCACAGCGGAGACACCGAAGCCGAGTACATGCGCGGGGATACATTCGCACCGGACTTGGCAGAGATCGCCCGCCGTGAAGCCGTGTACAATGATCTATGCGATGCAGAGCGAGCCGCCGGGGTCAAGTGGCCTTGTGTTAGCCTGTGGCCCTTGCAGGATCGCCCGAACGTGTGCCGGTATCATCTGCCGCGCACCGGAGAGCATGGCGAGATCATCCCGGCGGAGTATCTGGCAGGCAAGCAATAACAACCCGCAAGGCCGACGCATAACGCGCCGCCGGTGCAAGCCCGGCCACCCTGCAAGGGGCGGGCGCTCATGGGTAACAAACACGATCACAAGCCCGGCACAAACTTACAACGCGCACCCATCGCCAACAATGGCCGCCAGCCCGCCGGGGCGCTGGCATAAGTCCAACGGGAGCCGGTGCACCTCCCCACAAAACAGATTGCACCCGCCAGCCCCACGAGAGAGGGCAGGAAAACAACATACAGATAAGGGAGTTATAACATGGTCTATCAAGCTAATAAGCGCCAGTTCGGGGCGCTGGAAGGCCTTGCACACTGGTGTGCCGAGTATTATTATACTCTTGAGAGGTTCGGCGCGGATGATGCCGAGATGCCCGCGATCCGCAAGGATATGTCTTTTTGCATGGATCGGTGCGATGCGCTGGGCGTGCCGTACTGGGCGCAAAACGCCGCCCTTGCATGGGCCGAGAACTGGAGGGCCACAAAAGCGGAGTATTTTGATACCGCGATGGCCCGGAGAGGGATCACCTGCAGCGGGGCCGCAGGCTGATTGTTTGCCCGGAGCTATTGCAATAGCGCGGGCTATGGCGTAAAATATAGCTGCAGGGGGTGTTTTATATGCTGGTTGTATTGTTCTTGTTAGCCTCTCCGTTTATCATTATTTTTGGCGTGATGCGCCATTTTTAAGCAATATAGCGGATCGCCTGGGCCGTATGGCCTGGGCGCTTTTTTATTGTCTCCGGGTAGGGTGCTCCGGTATGCCCTGCATTTTTTGTACATGATCGGCGGGGTATACCGGAGGGGGATTTTAGCAGGGAGAAGGGCGCGGGGTTAGTCCCCCCAATCCCGAAAAAATAAAAAAGTCCCATAAAAGTTTGCGTTCCCATACTTTTTGAGCTAAAATTAAAGGCGGGAATAGAACTGAAACGAATAGAATAATATTCCTGCCTGCCGTTTTTGGTGTCGACACACCAAAGGCGGCTTTTTTTGTTTGGATTCTTCCTGAATTTTTCAAAAAACAAAAAAGGCCGAAAATCAACGATAAACAGTTTGTCTGTGACGGAAAACAATGCTATAATAATAAAAATAGTGCCAAGTGCCCTGTGCCAAGTGCCTTTTCTCAATTTTGAGGGAGGGCGCTTTTTTATTTTGAAAATTTTTGAAATTGCAAAAAAGAGCACAATGCGAGCCAAGACAGCGGACGAAGCAGTTTATGCGTTTGCTGCGATCCGGGAACTGGAAAAAGAAAACTTCAAGCAGGCGCACAAGCTGAGTGTGGATTTGCATAATAAGCTGGGTACGCTGCCGCGCTGCAATGACCTGATTGAGCTGAACCGGAATCTGCTGCTGTTCAATGCTCCGTATAACTTTGATTCCTTTTGCCAGTATATTGAACTTGACCGTGACCCCAAAAGCCGGTTTTATATGCCGCGCCGAAAACAGCTGATTCGGATGGTAAACACCCTGCAAAAACTGGAAGATGGGGAACTGGACATTGCAGGAATCATGATGCCGCCCGGCACCGGGAAAAGTACCACTGCCATTTTTTATCTGACATGGCTTGCCGGACGGAACCCCGACATGCCGATTTTAGGCGGCAGCCACAGCAACGCATTTCTGCGCGGCGTGTACGATGAATGCCTGCGAATTATGGCAAAAGGCGGGGAATATTTGTGGCGAGACGTGTTCCCCGGCGTGTGCATTGCCAGAACAAATGCACAGGACATGATGATAGACATGTACAAGCCAAAGCGCTTTGCCACACTGGAATTTTCCTCTATTGGCAGCGGCAATGCGGGCAAGGTGCGTGCACAAAAGCTGTTATACTGCGATGACCTTGTAAGCGGCATTGAGGAAGCCATGAGCCGGGAACGCATGGATAAGCTGTGGCAGCTGTACACAACAGATTTGCGGCAACGCAAAATTGGCGAATGCCGGGAACTGCACATTGCCACACCCTGGAGTTTGCATGACCCGATGGACAGGCTGGAACGCAGCAATGAAAATAACCCGCGTGCAGAATTCCTGCATATGCCTGCCCTGAACGATGACGAAAAAAGCAATTTTGATTATGCCAACGGGGTGGGGTTCAGCACCAAGTTTTATATTGACATGCGGGAATCAATGGATGATGCCAGCTGGCGTGCGCTGTTTATGACAAGCCCGATTGAACGGGAAGGGCAGCTGTACCCAGAAGATCAGCTGCGCCGCTACTTTGAGTTGCCGGATAAAGCGCCGGAAGCCATTATTGCAGTATGCGATACCAAAGAAAAAGGTTCTGACTATGCGGTTCTGCCCGTTGCATACAAATACGGGGATGATTTTTACATTGAGGAATGTGTTTGCGATAACGGCGCACCGGACGTGGTGGAAACGCGGCTCTGGATGGTTCTTGTGAAACACAAGGTTCAGCTGGCCCAGTTTGAAAGCAACAGCGCAGGCGGCAAAGTGGCAGAAAAATGCCAGCAGGAAGTAAAGGCGCACGGCGGAATAACCAGGATTGTGACCAGGTACACCACCGCAAACAAAGAAACCAAAATTATTGTAAATTCCCCCTGGGTGATGGAACACTGCCTGTTCAAAGATAATTCCGTTATCAAGAATAACAAGGAATACAGGCGTGTTTTGTCGTTTTTAACAGGGTACACAATGGCAGGGAAAAACAGACATGATGACGTGCCGGACGCATTTGCCATGCTTGCACAATACGCTCAAGGCCTAAATGCGGGCAAAGTTGAAATTGGTACAAGAATTTGGTAAAAAAACAACGTTAATGTGCTTGAAAAATGTGAATTTTATAGTATAATAGTAAATGGAAAGGCTTTATAGTTTAGCTCTTTTCTTATGAACATTTTGTTCATACCTCCTAGGGTACGGAACCAGCGTCCTGCATATGCGCCGCCCTAAATATGGTTCTCCCGCTGGCTGAAATGCCAGCTATTGTGTCGCTATAGTTTAATGGTAAAACTCCTGGCTCATAACCGGGTGCTTGCAGGTTCAACCCCTGCTGGCGGCACCAGAGTGCGCTCTGTGGCGCACAACCGGCACTATGTGGGCCGTTATCAGCCACATAGAGCCTGACAGGGCTTACCTTGTCCGCTGCGCCTGCAAAGCTGTCAAGCACTTTGCAGGTGATATATACCGTATAGCCATATATAAGGGCGCTGCGTTCCGAAGCAACGGCGCGGCGGAGGGTGCAAGGCCACCATACGGAACCAGATGCAAGGTAGCGCCTTGTTGTGTGGGCGGTGCGGCTTCCCCCACAAACGATGACAAAGCCTGTGAAAAGCAGGAACCGCACATGCTGTTATAGCTCAATGGTAGAGCAGCCGCCTTGTAAGCGGCAGGCTACTGGTTCAAGTCCAGTTGGCAGCTCCAAGGCCGATGATACAGGTAAAAGATTCAGCCCCGAGCTGAAGTTCCCTGTTAGGCAATCCCTGCACACCTCTCTTTGATGTGTCCCATGCAGGGCTTTTGATGATATGTTCCCGACATTTACGCCGGTAAGTTGCGGTTTAGTTTTAAGTTTCGCGCAAGTTGTAAAAATGCAACCGTGAAACGTGCAATTTTAACTTGACTGCAATTTGCTTATACGCAGTCATAGCTTAATAACGTTGGAAAAGCAGCGCCTGTGGGTGCCGTTGCAGGTTCGAGACCTGCTGACTGCTATTGCTGGGTCGCTCCCACCGGTGAAAGCCCGGCGCAGGCAAAACGCGATAGATAACCTGAACGCCACATCTGCTTGCGCGGACTATGTTACTGACACCGTTGCGCGTTGTGGCCCCCCTTTTAATCAAAGCAGAAACCGTAAACCGACAGACGGGATATAAAACGGGCCGGACGCCGCGGAGTGACTTCCTGCGCGGGATATAAATAGAGGAAATCAAAAACAGGCGTACCATCACGCGCATAGCACTGGATGCCGCCTGTTACGTTGCAAAGCCTGCTACTTTGCAATGGGTGAGCCCGGCATAGCATAAACCGGGAGGGCGGGAACGGGGTTATTTTTGAAAGAAGGGATAAATTGCGAGTAAGTGTTTACTGCCCGTGCTGCGGTGCGGCAGGAATCAAGCGGAAGCTGATGGAAGTTGATACAGCAGCAAAGGGAACGATTTATCCCTATTGCAAGGCGTGCAAACGGAACATTGAAATCCATTTGCCGCTGAAAAAATAAAGTGCCAAGTGCCCTGTGCCAAGTGCCAGCTGAACCTTAATTGGTTTGGCTGGCACTTTTTGTTTTTGTGCAAAGGAGAACAGCTTGGAAAGAGATCTTGTTGACATCCTGCCGGACGATGGGTTGCACGGTAGACGGATTATCACCACAAACGAGCAGGAAATTACAGCAGATAACGTTGTAAAGGTGCTGAATACTGCCATTGCCACCCACGACAGGAACCGGGGAGAAATCCAGTATTTGTGGGATGTTTACCGGGGCAAGCAGGATATCCGAAAAAAAGAAAAAATCGTCCGTGAGGAAATCAACAACAAAATCACGGTGAACATCGCAAATGAGATTGTGACGTTCAAAACAGCATTTCTACTTTCCGGCCCTGTGCAGTATATCGGTGCAAAAGGCAGCAAGACGGACAACAACAAACTGGTTGATTTGAACCGCTGGATGTCAGATGAGGACAAACAGAGCAAGGACAAAGAAATCGTTGACTGGATGCACATTGCGGGGCTTGGCGTGCGGATGGTTCTGCCTGACCCCGGAGCGGAACAGGCGGGAAGCCCTGCCTGCATTTATACCCTTGACCCGCGTGAAGCGTTTGTCATCTACTACAGCGGCTATACCAAAAAGCCAATGGCAGGTGTGCTGACACAGTACGATGAAAACGATGCCAAGTATTACGGTGTTTACACTGACAGCGAATATTTTGAAATCAAAAGCGGGGAAATCACCCGGCAGTCTGGGCATTTGTACGGCAGTGTGCCGATTGTGGAATACCCCAACAACAGTGCCAGAATGGGCGCGTTTGAAGTAGTGTTGCCGCTTCTGAATGGTATTAACACGCTGGAAAGCAACCGCGTGGATAACGTGCAGGATTTTGTAAATGCGTATGACGTATTCCAGAACGTTGATTTAGAAGACGGCCAGTACAGCCAGCTTGCCAGCGGCGGTAAGTTTATCAAAATCAAAGATTCCCAGCAGGGGATGCCTGCAAAAATTTATCGCATCAGCAGCGAGATGAACAGTTCTACTGTGCAGACCGCTGTGGATGATTTGCATGATAAAATTTTGACCATCTGTGGCATGCCGAACCGCAACGGCGGTTCTTCCACCAGCGATACCGGGCAGGCAACCATTATGCGCGATGGCTGGAAAGACGCAGAAAGCCGCGCCCAGGACAGTGAAGACATGTTCCGGCGCAGTGAACGGCAGTTCTTGCGTGTGTTCCTGACCATTTGCAACACAACAAATAATCTTGGCCTGAATGTAGGGGATGTGTACGCACAGTTTACCCGCAACAACCTGACTGACATCCAGAGCAAGATGCAGGTATTTATTCAGGGCCTGGGCTGTGAAAAGATCGCGCCGGAAACGGTATACCGCGAACTTGGCCCGTTCCGTGACAATGAAATGGCCTTGCAGGAGGGCATGAAATATTACGAGGAAAAACAGGCAGAGCTTGAAAAAAGCCTGAATGAGGAGCTTGACAATGGACTGGAAACCAACGGACAGCGCAATCAGGCTGCTGAACCGCAGGGCGATACGCAGGTTTGAAAAAGCATCCCGGCAGATAACGCAGTTTGATGAATTGAACGTTATGCCCGCCTGCAAGCAGCTATACCAGGATATTGCCAAAGACAATCAGGAAGTTTTTTTAGAACTGGCAAAAAAATGCTACCAGGGTGCCGAAGTTCACGGCAAAGAAAAACCCGACAGGGCATGGCTGCTTGCCTTGCTTGCCGGATACAGCGCCGTTACCGGCTATGTGTACGAACACGAGATTGACCGAAAGCGGGCCTACCTAGAAGAGGGGCTTTTGAGCCGGACAAACCATAAGAACGAATTCCGGCGTGCATTGCGGTATTGGAGCGATATGACGTACCAATACGCCGATGACGTGACCGATTCTGCAAGAATCAAGGCATTTACAGATGCCGGAGTAGAACAGGTGCAGTGGCACACTGCCGGGGATGAAAAAGTGTGCCAGGTTTGCCGGGAACGCAACGGAGAGATTTACCCGATTGATAATATCCCCGATAAACCCCACAGAAAATGCAGGTGTTGGCTGACACCTGTTTGATCGTCAGAGAAGACGCTAAAACGCAAAGGTCAGAGAAGACGCTAAAACGCACAAATACGGGCGAGAGAACGCCGACAAAATAACGCGGAGGCACCAATGAAATTTGACACCAGCACCATTGACGGTTTTGAAAACATGAGCGATGCAGACAAGGTGACGGCGCTGCTTGGCGTTGACCTGCCTGACCCGGTGGATACAAAGAACCTTGTAAAAAAAGAAGATTTTGACAAGGTGATGAGCGAAGCCAGCAGTTACAAAAAGCAGTTAAAAGAAAAAATGACTGCCGAAGAAACCGCTGCTGCAGAAGCCAAAGCCGCACAGGAAAAGTTGCAGAACGATTATAACGCACTACTGAAAGAAAACACCATTTCTAAAAACGTTGCCAAGTATATTGCGCTTGGCTACGATGAAAAACTTGCCAAAAGTACGGCAGAAGCCCTTTTTGATGGCGACATGGAAACGGTGTTTGCCAATGCTGCAAAGGCCAATCAGGTGCTTGCAGACAAGCTGAAAGCAGACCTTATGCGCAACAGCCCCAGACCCAGCGGCGCTGGTACAAGCACCGAAGAAGAAAGCGAATACATGGCATTTGCCAAGCGCAGCGGCAAGGCAAAAGCACAGGCCAACGAGGCAGCCGCAAAAGTCATGGATTATTACAAGTAAGGAGTGAAAGCATGAAATTCAAGAAAACGGATGTTGCCGGTGCAGTTGAGATTCTGGCCAGCAATGATTTTACCGCAATCCCGTTTACCACAACCACCGCAAAAAAGGCTGGTGAAAAACTGACAGTTGACAGCCGCGTTGGCGTTGTGCTGTATGACGTTGACCCGGATGAAAACCCCAACGGCAGCCTGCTGGTTGCGGGCGTGATTGATGCAGCAAAGGCAAAGGCACACAGCGGTACCGACCTTGCTGCAGAATCTGACCTGCCGGATACCATTATCCTGCGCACCAATACCGGCGTGAACGCATAACGGAGGTGAAAACATGAACCTTACTGAACTTTTTACACCTGAAATTATTGCGGCAAACTATACCGAAGCCGCTTCCAACGCAATCCCGTACCTGGGCAGCGGTTTGTTCCCCTCTGTAAAGCGTGCTGGCCTTGACCTGGCATGGATTAAGGGCCACAAGGGCCTGCCTGTTTCCCTGAAACCCTCTGCTTTTGATGCAAAGGCCACTTTCCGTGACCGCATCGGCGTGAGCAAGCTGGAAACCGAGATGCCGTTTTTCCGCGAGGGCTACAAGATCAAGGAAAAAGACCGCCAGGAGATTCTGCGTGCCCAGAGCAGCAATGACCCCTATGCGGCGGATGTCATCAACCGCATTTACGATGACCAGCAGGATTTGATTGCCGGTGCTGACGTTGTTCCGGAACGCATGCGCATGCAGCTGCTGTTTCCCGAAAGCGGCGCAATGGGTATTACCATCAAGGCCAATGGGGTGAACTACACCTACAATTATGACCCGGATGGCGCGTGGAAAAAGGCAAACTACACTGCGCTGACTACCACCGACCTGTGGACTGCCACCGCAACCGCTGACCCGTTCAAGCAGATTCAGACCATTAAGGATGCTATGGCAAGCAATTACGGTGTGACCCTTGCTTACATGATTATGAACACCACCACGTTCAACCTGATGAAAGCCACCGATGCCGTAAAGAATCGCTGGCTGACCGTAACTGGCCGCAGCATGGGCTACCTGACCAACGATGAAGCCAAAGATGTTATCGCATCCACTACCGGCATTCAGATCGTGATTTACGACAAGCTGTATGCCGATGAGGGCGGCGCAAGCCACAAGTTTGTTCCGGACGGATATGTGAGCTTTATCCCGGAGGGCGCACTGGGCAAGACCGCTTACGGCACCACCCCGGAGGAAGCCGACCTGGCAGGTTCCGGCAAGGCAGATGTTGCCATTGTGAACACCGGCGTTGCCATTACCGTTGAAACCACCGTGCACCCGGTCAATGTGAACACTTATGCTTCCGAAATCGTGTTGCCAAGCTTTGAGCGCATGGACGAAGTTGCCGTTATGAAGGTGACGGCATGACCTGGCTGATTCCCGATTATGCAGTGTTTTACGGTGGTGAGCTTTGCGTGACCGGGGAAAAGGTTAAAATTGCCGACCAGGACAGTGCCGAAATGGCAAAATACGGGAAAGTAATAACCGAAAAGGCGGAAACACCCCCTGTGGTAGAACACCGGCGGGGCAGAAAACCGAAGGTTTGATAAACGGCGGGTGACAGTATGGAGATCTTTGAGCGATTGCAAAAACGGACAGGCGAAAACGACCTTGACCTGTTAGCGGATTTGCTGGACAGCGCAGAATCCGTGATACTGGCCCGCCGTTTTCCTTTTGGCGGTGGTGAGCTGGAAGAGCGATACCGCGATTTGCAGTTCCGGATTGCATTAGCATTTTATAACAAACTTGGCGCGGAATATGAGACCAGCCACAGCGAAAGCGGTATCAGCCGCACATGGGGCAGTGAGGATGTTCCGCAGCAGCTGTTGGAAGAAATTGTCCCGGTTGGAAAGGTTGGATGCTGATGCGAGACCTTAGATCCAACCAGAAAACAATTTGGTACCAAAACAGCATCGGTTCTGCCGCAATCAAAGATGAAAACGGCGACCGCACCGGTGAGGAACAGCCCGTTATGGAGCCGCCGGAGCAGTTGCGAATCAGTGTGAGCGGTGCGGCTGGCGCAATGGAAGCCGCTGCATTTGGCGGTTTTACGGATTATAGCCGAACAGCATGCACCGCAAATGTGAATTGCCCGCTGCATGAAGGAACGCTGGTTTGGATTAACCGCGATGCAAGTGAAAGCCCGGATTATGTTGTGACCAAAAAGGCAGATACCATAAACGGCGTATTGTATGCGCTGAAAGAAGTTGTGCCATGAAAATTAAGCTGAATTTAAGCGATGCTGGCATAAAGCAGGCGCAGAAAGAATATGACGAGTGGCGCAAAACGCTGGAAACCCGCATTGAACAGTTTGTAAAAAGACTGTCAGAAATGGGGGCAGAAGTTGCCAAGATACGGTTTACTTCCGCCGTTTATGATGGTGACATGAGCGATATTGCGGTTCAAGTAGAACAGCATGGCAAGAAAGCCACGATTTACGCCACCGGGCAGGCCGTTTGCTTTATTGAGTTTGGCACAGGCGTTGCATTTGCAGAGCATCCAAGCGGGCTGTATGCGCATGGCACATACGGCGATGGGAAAGGTTCAAACCCGAATGGATGGGTTTATGATGGTGTTCCCGGACCAACGGCACAGCCTGTGTATAACCGCAAGGGCGAGCAAAAGCCCGGCGTTTGGCGGACAAAGGGCAACCCGCCCGCATGTGCCATGTGGGAGAGCGCGACCCAGATGGCTGCAAGTGTAAAAACCGTGTGGGAGGAGGTAATGCGTTGACAGAGGATTTTCAGCCGCAGATTTTTGAATTCTTTGCACAAAAGCTGGAAGCAAAATTCCCCGGCGTTAAATTAAGCAGCGTAATTACCGACCAGCCGCCCAGTTTCCCGTGTGTTCAAATCGAACAAGATGATTTGCCGACAGACCATGACAACAGCGGAAGAATCAGATTTGTGAATGTGCGGCTCCGTGTGCGCGTTTACACAACGGGGAACACAAAAACAAGCCAGGCCCGGAAAATACAAATGTGCATTGACGAGATAGCCAACAGTTTGAATTTTACTCGGCAAAGTTACATTACAAGCGGATACCTGTATCAAAACAGTGCGTACCGTGCGGAAACAACGTACCGTGCGCGAATGACCGAAGACGGGGTTTTGACCCGGACATGATAAGGAGTTGAAAACATGGCAAATGAACATGTAGCTATCAGTACCCAAGGCGTACAGCTGCTTCGCGGTGATTCCAAGACTACCCTGAAAGAGCTGTGCTGGATTCAGGAATATCCTGACCTGATCGAAGACCCGGATACCATTGACGTTACCACACTGATGCACACCATGCAGGCTAACATCCCTGCGCTGCCGAAATCCTCTGCGCGTGCCTTCCCGGCGTTTGTTGACACCGATGCGGGCAACCTGAAAGCAGTACAGGACACGGCGAATACACCGGCCTATTATGCGGTGCGCAGCCGTAATGGCTGGGGCTGGGTATGGCATGGCCAGCACAGTGTTTCTGTGCCCGGCAAAGGCGTTGATGATGCAATTCAGTTCAATATCGTCATTACCAACGATTCTAACCTTGAATTCACCGAAAGCATTACTGTTGCTACTTCTTGAGGAGGAAAACGCAAATGGACAATATCAAACTGACTTTTGAAGGAAAAAGCTACGAGCTTACCTATACCCGCGAGACTATCAAGCAGATGGAGAACACCGGATTTGACATCCAGATGTTGGCACATCAGCCCACCGTTCAGGGCGATAAGATGTTTGCCGGTGCTTTTCTGGCAAAGTGCAAGGGCGTTAAGCGCAAGGTGATTGACGACATCTGGAACCATATGGACATTGAAAGCAAGAATAATGTTCTTGCCGCACTGGCCGATATTTACGGCGATGCAATGAACAGCCTTGCAGATGATGGAAAAAAGGTGACTTGGGAGATTGCTTGACCGACGATCTCCCCGAAGATCAAAAAACATGGGGCCAGATTTTTGAAGAACTAGCCCCTTATTATTTATCAATCGGCATGAGCGCTGACGAGTATTGGAATGGTTATCCAAGACTTGCCAGAGAATACCGTGAAGCGCATAAAAAACAGCTTGAGGAATGGAATTATAAGGCGTGGATACAGGGCAGGTATATTGCCGATGCCATATCCGCCACGATCGGAAATGCGTTTATCCCGAAAGGGCGCAAACCGATGCAGTATCCCAAAGAGCCGTATGCGCTAACGGAAGAAGAACAGATTGCAAGAAAGATAAGGGATGCAGAAGAAGCGGAGAGACGTTTCTTTGAGAAATTCAGTTTGATGGGTGGTGGAAGCAATGGCTGACGTACAGATTGATAAACTTACAATCGAGATTGAAGCCAATTCAGGAGCTGCCACAACTAATATCAAAAAGTTGGGAAAGGCGATAGAGTCTCTTTCTTCAACAGGTAGCTTAAAGACTGTTATTGACAGTTTGGAAAAACTGAATGAAAAGCTGTCCAATATGAGCAATTTAAGCTCCGCTGTATCGGGAATAAACCAAGTTTCTGATGCAATGAAAAAGGCAACAGGCGTTTCCAATAATATGACTGCACAGACGGAAGCGCTTGGCTCTTCTCTGAAAAATCTGTTTTCACAGGCCGTTGTGATAGCAATTATTCAAAAGGCTAACACACTTTTGGAAAGTGCCATAACCAACTACAGCAAGTACACAGAAGATATTAACCTGTTTGCTGTGGCAATGGGCAATGCGGCTGACAGCGGCGGCAGATTTGCGCAAAAGATGGAAAACGTGCTTGGCATTGACAGCGGTGAAGCCATGCGGAATATGGCTGTTTTCCAGAACCTTACAACCAGCTTTGGCATGGCATCCGATAAAGCCTACATTCTTAGCCAGAACCTCACACAGCTTGGCTATGATATGGCTTCCTTCTTCAATCTGAGAACAGAAGATTCGTTCCAGAAATTGCAAGCTGCTATTTCCGGTGAGCTTGAACCTATCCGCCGGTTGGGCGTTGATATTTCCAACGCCAGATTGCAACAAGAATTGTACAATTTGGGAATCAATAAAAGCATTAACAGTTTGTCTCAGGCGGATAAGGCACAGCTGCGCTATATTGCTATCATGAAGCAGACAACAAATGCGCAGACCGATATGGGCCGCACATTGAATTCGCCTGCAAACCAGATGCGCATTTTGAAAGCACAGATTGATTTGCTCGGCAGAAGCCTGGGCGCGGTGCTCATCCCCGCAATCAATGCGATTCTTCCGCCCCTGATTGCTTTTATTCAGGTTGTCAGAATGGCAATCAGCGCGATTGCATCGCTTTTTGGGAATACGATTCAGTGGGGCGATTTTCAGAGTTCCGGCGTAAGTGCTGCACAGGGCGTTAGCAGCGGGCTTGATGATGTCGGTGGGAGCGCAAGTTCTGCGGCAAAAGCTGTGCATGACCTGATCGGCGGATTCGATGAACTCAATAAAGCACCAGACCAGTCATCCGGCGGTGGTGGCGGTAGTGGCGGAGGTGGAAGCGGATTAGGTGACATTGGCCTTCCGAGCTATGACATGTTCGCCAACCTTGCAAACAGCAAGGTTACGAAATGGGTTGAAAAGCTACAAAAGGCTTTTGAGAACATCAAAAAAGTGCTTGAACCGTTTATGCCACTTATAAAAGGTATTGGCGCTGCTATATTAACGGCTTTTGCCGTTGGAGCTGTCAGCAAATTCCTGAAAAAGTTCAAGGATTTTATTACTAAAGCCGCTGCGGGAAGCGCTGTCTTTGAAGCATTGAAAAAAGCTGCGGGAGTTTTTGTTTCATCGCTGGAGTACGGGGCCGGTTTTTTGAGGTCTTTTTCTTTGGGGCTTCAATCGTTTAGAAGCGCACTCCCGGTGTGGGCGAAAGTAGCTACTGCCGTTGCTGTGGCGGTAGGAACCTTTGTCACTGCTTATGATGCAATGAAAAAATTCGGGCAGGGGGCAATGGATTTGAAAACCGCCGCAACAAACTGTGTGGCTGCATTTGCCCTGTTTGGGACGATCGGCGGCATTGTGCTTGGCCCAGTTGGTGTAGTGATTGCAGCGGTGGGAACGGCAGCCGGTGCGTTTTTGGGATACAGGAGTGCAATGCAGGAAGCCGGGCAGGAAATGGCGAACGAAAGCCAGTTTTGCCAGACCTTGAATTACATGATCGACCAGTCCACCGCAAGTATTCAGCGGGCAACGGATAACCAGCAGGAACTTAACGAAAAAATTCAAAGTTTTTCTGATGTCGGAACAAAGTATGCAGGCGTTCAAACCCTTGTCGATTCGATTTTCGATTTAAGCGAAAAGTCGAACAAATCCGCGTTTGAAATGCAGCAGCTCCAGTCCCAGGTAGAATACCTTAATGGTATAGGCCTGGAAGGTTTGCAGTTGCATATGGACGAAACCGGAACAAAGGTGCTTGAAACTCGTGACGATGTAAACGCCCTTATCGAAAGCCTTGAAAAGGCCGCATACGCCGCAGCAGCGCAGGATTTGTTGGAAAGTGCATATAAGGCGCAGATTCAGGCGGAACAAGACCTTGCAGCCGCCAATGACCGCCTTGCTGCGAGCAATGAAGCAGTCGATACAGCAACAACGGCACTTAGCAATTATCGTGACGGTCTTTCCATATGGGGTGAAATGCTGGCTGATTTGGGTCTCGATGCGCAATATAACGCTTTGTCCGATTCTTTGAGCAAAGCGAACGAAGCCTACGAAACCGCAACAAGTGACGTTCAGGCGCAGCAAGAAGCCCTTACAAATGCCAATTCTGCGATTGATACCTACACCCAAAAACTTGTGGATATCAAAAGCGGGAACTTTGATATGGCTGATTCTGTAACAAGCTCTACAAATCAGGTTGATACTTCTATGGCGCAGGTAAGAGATTCTGCAAATCAGACTGCCGGAACAGTAACAAGCGCCAACAGTAATATAACAACGTCTGCTACAAATTCCGCTGCAACAATCAGTTCCAGCTATTCGGCTGCGGCACAAAGCGTACAGGGTAGCACAGGTCAAATGAGTAGTGCAGCGGAAAACGCAAAAGAACGAATGACCCAAAGTGCAAACAATACAGCAAGCACTTATGCGGCAAGTTTTGACAATATCAATTCTGGTGCAAGAAGAAATGCGGAAACGGTAAAAGATTCTGCAAGTAATGCCGCATCTGGCGTTGAAGATGCGGCAACCCGTTCTGGCAATGCACTGTCCGGCCTTCCAGAGAAGGCAAAACAATGGGGCAGCGATTTCGCTTCCTCTTTTGTAGATAGCTTTGTCGATACGTGGACAGTCCTTAAATCTGGATTTGAAGATGCGGCGAAATGGATTAGTGAACGGTTCCATTTTTCTGTTCCTGATAAAGGCCCTTTGGCTGATGCTGACACCTGGATGCCTGACATGATGAAACTGTTTGCATCCGGCATTGAACGGAACAAGAACAGCGTTATCCGCCAGGTTGCAGGGCTTAGTGCTTCTATGCAAAAGGAACTTACGGATGCACCTGTCAATGTCAGCGCAGAGGGCACAGTCGTTTCCAAACACGATGTCGAAGTATCCGGGAAGCAGTTTTCTTCTGCGCAGGCATACCGCACCGGAAATGGCTCCGCAGACGTTGTTGCAGCAATTCGTGCGCTTGGCACTATTATGGAGCGCAACAGCGATACCAAAGTTGTCATCAACGGCAGAGAGGTATTCCGCGCCGTTAAGGATGAAGCACACCGAGAACAAATTAGAACGGGAAGCCCCGCTTTCTAAGAGGAAGATATGAGCTTCAATAGCAAAGACACAAAAGGTTACTGGGCGGTCAACGGAACTGCGCTGTACAAGCCGCAGGGGTGTGAAATCACGCATGAGAACTATGTCGGCTCCAACAGCGGCCGCACAGAGGATGGCGTGATGCACATTGATTGGCTGCGCCGGGACTTGCGTAAAGTCACAATCAAATACAATGCCATGACAGGGAACGAAATGGACGAGCTTGTGGGGCTTGTTCAGGGCAAGGAATATACCGCAACATTCAGAGACAGGGGAAAGACATGCACGATGTCTGCTTATACAGGTGATTGCAAATATGAACTGTACAACGAAACCTTGTATTCAAGCGAGGGCGGATTATACACCGATGTTTCCTTTGACATGGTAGAGATGTAAGGAGGGAAGAATCAATGCTGAAAAACCTGATTGTCAAAAACGATGGGACAGAGATTGATTCTTCCCTTATTTTGTCTTGCACATTGACGCAGACCTTGAATTCAGGCCAGGAATTCACGATTGGAAGCGCATGCACAGACGAAATAGAGGTCGAATACCTTGCGCAAGATGACAATCTTATTGCAAAAGGCGATGTGCTTACGTTGTACTGGGTGAATGACAGCGGCACAAAAACAAAAGTCGGCATATATTATTGCGAAAAGCCAAATTATCAGGGGCTTATGCGGGAAATATCCGGCACAAGCACGGTTTATAAAGTAGTCGCCTACGACACCATGTCCAAGCTGGATGCGGACTTCTCCGGCTGGCTGCGGGCCAATCAGGCACAGTTCCCCAAGACCATCTGGCAGCTGGTACAGCTGGCCTGCCAGCGGGCAGGGGTCACGCTTGCCAGCAGCAGCCTGCCCATCAACGGCAGCTACAGCGTGCAGGCGTTCTATGCGGATGATTTAACCTGCCGCCAGATCATCTCCTGGGCGGCGGAAGCAGCAGGCTGCTACGCCCACATGAATGCAGACGGCAGGCTGCAATTCTTGACCTACACAGACAAGCGCAGCACAGTTAAAATCACCCCGGACGGTGCCAGCAACAGCACCGCCTATTATGCTGACAGCCTGAGCTACGAGGACTACACAGTCAAGGCCATTGAGAAAGTCCAGATCCGGCAGTCGGACAGTGACGTGGGGGTCATCTACCCCGACAGCACCACTTCCACCAACACCTATGCAGTGCAGGGCAACCTACTGCTGACAACCGGAACCGAAGCCAACCTGAAAACCGTTGCCCAGAACCTGTACAACGTGCTGAAAAGCGTGACGTACACCCCCTGCAAAGTATCGGTGCCTAGCAGTTCCGGCCTTGCCTGTGGGCAGATCGTGCACGTTAAGGACGCACGCGGGCGGGAGTTCGACACCTACCTGATGAGCGCCACAATCTCCTCCGGCAAAGCCAGCTTTGAGAGCGTGGGCAGCGCCAGCCGGGAAAGTTCCAGCGCGGTGAACAGCCAGAGCTACAAGAACCTGACCGGCAAAATGCTGGAGATCAAGACCAGCGTGGACGGCCTGGAAGTAAAGGCCAGCGACCTGACCGGCAAGTACACCGACCTGAAAGCAACGGTGGACGGGCTTTCCTCTGAGGTGAAAAAAGACACCAAAATCACCGGCGGCGGCAACCTGATCCTGGGCAGTGAGAGCTTCAAGAATGCCGAGCTGAAAGGCAACGCGGTCAGCGGCAGTTCGGTCACGTACAACGATACCGGCAGCGCGACCGTGACAAACGCAAACTCCAATCGGTATTTTGTTTGCAACACCGCGGGCGCTCGCATTACCAAAGGCGTTACCCTGTGCCTGTCTGTCATGTACAAGCCAATTTCCGGCACCGACGGGTTGTGCCTGAGCCTTACGTATGACGCCGACAACGGAAATTCTTACTATACCAGCATAACAACCGAAAACCAGATTGAAATTAAGCAGACGGACGGCTGGGTGCTGCGGTATGGTACATGGACCCCCAGCAAAAACGGTGTTTTGAAAACTGTCGAGCTTGGCTGCGGCAACATAAAGGCGGGGGTTGGCGGCAGCTACACCAACAAGTTTTCGCTGCTTCACCCCATGCTGCAATACGGCAATGCGCCGACCGCGTGGACAGCTAGCAGCGGGGACTACATAACAGAGAAAAACGCCAAAAGCCTGATCTCCCAATCGGCGGATGAAATCAAAACGGAAGTCCGCAGCCTGAGAGAAACCACCACAACCATTTCCAACGACCTGGACAGCACAAAGCAGGAATTCAAAACCGTTAAAGAATCGGTATCCGCGATTGACCAGAAAGCCGACAGAATTACCCAGACGGTAACGCAGCGGATCACCGGCGGCAACAATATTATTGTGGGCACCGACGACTGGAACAATGCGACCCTGGATGCAGGCGGCAACGCCGCAAGCAAAAAAGGCAGCTACACTATCACCGGTGAATCCGTCCGAGTGACCAATAAGGCGCAAAACACTCGCTTCCACTTTGGCGCGGACAAAACGCTGGTGATTGCCAAGGGCATGACCTATTGTGCATCGGTACTGTACAAGCTCAACTCCGGCACGGACAGCCTGTTTTTGCAGTTCGAGACCAAGAGCAGCAGCGGAGCAAAAAGTTATTACGGCAATGCATTCAAAAATGCGAAGCAGGACATTGCGCTGGACAACGGCTGGAAGCTGCGCTGGGCGGCGTTCACGGCGACCGCGGACGGCTATGCAGACGGTCTGTTTGTAAGCACAGCCAACGATAACGCCACCGTTACCAACGATCTGACCATCATGCACCCCATGGTGCAGATGGGCAACGCCCCCACCGCCTGGACGGCCAGCACCGGCGACTATCTGACCGCCAACGAAACCAAAACCGAGATCAAACAGACGTTTGACACCATCAAGCTGACGGCCAGCACAAGCGGAACCAGCAGCACCATCAAGCTGACGGCAGGCGGAACAGAGATCACCAGCGCACAGATCAACCTATCCGGCGTGGTGACATTCTCGGATTTGAGTACCTGGAACCAGGACAAGACAATCATCAACGGCGGCAACATCACGACCGGGCAGCTGCATAACCTCAACTACACCACCGTGTACGACCTGGACAACGCTTGGATACGTATGGGCACCGAGGCCGGTGAGCGCGTGTTTCTGGACAACCGGCACATCGCATGGTATGCCACCATCAACACCGGCAGCATCGGCCTGACCGGCGTGCTGTACTCTGAGGCTGGCAGCTCCTACATTGGGGCGTGCAGCAAGTACGCCAAGTACGGCTGGGTTGACGGTCTTAACCCGACATCTTACGTTGGGATGCAGATCACCTATAACCGCAGCGATGACAGCGATGCCGATTTTAACACGGCTCGCGTTGGCGTGAGCGGCAAGCTGAATGTACACAACCTAGACGTTTGGGGCAGCAAATCCCGCGTGGTGCCTACCAGCTTTGGTGCACTGAAAATGGCTGCATTTGAGACGCCGGTGCCCACCTTTGCGGACTGGGGTAAGGGCCGGTGCAGCCCAGACGGCTGGTGCCTGATTGCCCTTGACCCACGCTATGCGGAGACCATCGCCCAGTACGGGCAGCCCGCCTGGCTGCTGACTGACCTTGACGGCACCGGCCATTTGTGGGCGGAGGATTGCGGCCAGTACGCCATTGTACACGGCGCACCGGGGCAGAAATTTTCGTGGCTGGCTATGGCCGCACAGCGCGGCTATGAAGGCAGCTACGCCGACCGCAGCGACAGCAGCTATCCTGCCGGTGATCCGGCAGGCGTTGAGCTGGCAGCCAGCACCGCCGCAAGAGCGCAGGAGGCCAGCACCGATGCCGCAGCTGACCTGCTCGCTATAGATACAGGCGCGAACGAAACCGCAGACATTCTTTTGGAGGAATTGCAATGAAAAAATTATCCGGCGTGGCGGTCGTAACGACTGCCGAAGGTGAGCGAGTGAGCTACACCTACATGGAACTGGACGACAGCGGCAACATCACCAGCCAGAACAACCGGGGGTCTTTTGTGGCCCTTGATGAGGAAGTTCTGGCCGCAATCAGCACACTGAAAAACGCCGTGAACGCGCGGCTGTAAGGAGGATGCCCCATGACTGACAACAAACGCATTAAAGAGTGCAAACGCAAAGTTATTGCTGCAATTAACGAGGCAAAGCTGCCGTTTGCCGTGACGGAGTTGATTTTGGAGAACGTTTTGAATGCCGTGCGCGAAAACATGGCAGCGGAAGAAGCAGCGGCGGCAAACATCGAACCTCCGAAAACAGAGGAAGAAAAACCGCCGTATTAAGGCAGTGAATGGATGCGGTTAAATCCAGATTGGAGGGCGTGTAATGGCATTGCATGAAGTACAGCTGAAAGGATACAGTGTTAGACCCGAAAATTTATCGCTTGGCACTTATGACAGTTACGGTATCGAGCAGCTGCATGTGACACTTGACGATACGTGGAGCGGGCTTGCGATTGATGCAACTTTCCATAACACGCCCAACGATAAGGGCGTGACCATGCTGGTAGACGCAGACGGCCTTGTCCCCGTCCCTCCGGAAGCCTGTATGCGAGCATCCAAGTACGCAACCATCACGTTCCGGGGCGTGCAGGACGGTGTACAGCGCATCAGCTGCAATCTGCCCTACGTAGTGCTGGATCACGCGCAGGTGCCCGGTGCCAACAGCACCGCCACTCCCAGCGAGAACGCCCAGGCCCTTGCCCAGATGCAGGCACTGCGGGACGGCGCTGTAGATGCCAAGAGCCAGGCCGAAGCTGCCCGCGATGATGCCGCCCGCAGTGCCGTTGCCGCCAAGGAATACGAAACCGACGCGGGCCAGTCTGCCACTGCCGCCAAAACGGCACAGAGTGCGGCAGAGACGGCAAAAGCCGGTGCGGAAACGGCACAAAAGGCCGCTGCATCCAGCGCCAGCAGTGCAAGTACATCCGCAAGCACTGCGACGACACAGGCAGCGGCGGCAAAATCCAGCGCCGATGCGGCGGCATCCAGTGCCACAACAGCAAAGGCATCGGAGGCGGCGGCGGGAAAATCTGCCAAAGAGGCAGCCGCCAGCGCGGCAAATCTGGACAGTGCCGTGAACACGGCAACGCAGAAAGCGGCGGCAGCTAGTGCTTCGGCAGCAGCGGCAAAGGCGAGCGAGAGTGCGGCAGCAAGCAGTGAGGCGGCTGCTAGAAAGTATGCGAACAGCGCAGAATCGGCAGCCAAGACGGCAGGTGAAGCCGCAGCAGCGGCAGCCAAGGCGAAAACAGCGGCAGAATCTGCCCAGGCGGATGCCGCCGCCAGCAAGTCTGCTGCCGCAAACAGTGCCACACAGGCGAATCAAAGCGCGAATGCTGCTGCAAAGAGCGCCGTAGCTGCCAAGACCAGTGAAGATGCAGCTGCAAAGAGCGCGGCAGATGCCGACCGCACTGCTAACAGTATCAAGGATTCTATGACGCAGATTGCCGCGAACAAAGAGGCAATCAGTCAGCTAGAGGAAGATACCACTGCGCTGCAGCAGCGCCAGAATGTGCTTGTTGGCAGCGAGACAGGCAACCCTATCGCCGTTGACGATGCTTTTGCTGCGCCGCTGTGCGGCCTGACCGTATACGGCAAGAGCACGCAAGACGGAACACCCACGCCGGATGCCCCTGTTCCTATCGTGAGTGCTGGTGACGGCGGGAGCGTGGCGGTGAGGGTAACAGGGAAGAATCTGTTTTATGAACAGGAATTTCAAAATTATTTTATTAATTCAGTAGGAAATACCGTTGGTTTAGCCGTCGGGAATGTATCATGTGTTTTGAAAGTGGTTACAGGAGCTAAATACTATGTTACGAGAAAAAAAATTGGAACCAAATTCCGTGTTGCGGTCGTTGATAAGCTACCCACTTCAGGCAATCCGGTTACTCCGTCTAGCGGTATAAATGCAGATTCAAAACGACAAGCAGAAATTTCTGCGACATCCAAGTACATGGTCATTCAATGTGAGGATGAAGCAGCTTTTAGTGGGTTAATGGTGTCGTTGGATTCATCCACCACCTACTCCCCCTACCATGAACAGCTCCTTACCCTCTCCACTCCCAACGGCTTGCCTGGCATCCATGTCACTTCTGGCGGCAACTACACTGACCAAAACGGCCAGCAGTGGATTTGCGACGAGATAGACTTGGAGAGAGGGGTGAAGGTGCAGAGAGTTGGAAAAGTAACACCATTAAGAGCGTCGTCTGGTTGGAACAAGTTGGCTAACACGGAAGAATTACGGATAGCTAACCCATTTATCCGTGCGTATGGCCGTGTGATCATGCTATGCAACACGTTCAAACTGGTGCCAATTACATGGAACGTTGATACGCCATACATTTTTTCTTATGCGGGTGAAGGTAATAATAGTATTGCGTTTCGACTGCCCCTTGGTGCTTATTCAGCAACATACTTTCAAGAGCATCCGACAACTGTTTATGGCATTTTCCCCACCCCCATCGAAACTCCGCTCACCCCTGCTGAAATTGCCGCCTACAAAGCCATCACCGCTTACGCGCCCGACACCGTTGTGCAAGCGAGCGACGGCGCAGGGGTAAAGCTGGAATATCAGCGCGATGTGAACATTGTAATCAAAAATCTTGATGATGCCATTGCATCCATGACTACCACCTAAAAGGAGATATACATTATGGCTATCAAAAGTAAAGCCCGGCACGACCTGACCCTGCGCTCTATCAAGCGGGAAATCGCCGCAGGACGCGATGTGGCATATTGGCTGGACAAGGCGTACACCCATCTGGACAGTGGCCTGCTGACGGAGGACGACATCACAGAAGTGGAGACTCTGGCACAGGCGTACTACGACGCTCTGGACGCTGAGGACAAGGCGAACGCTGAGGAAACCACGAAGTAAGGAGAATATCATGTCAAGCACTGCATACGCACACGTACGTTTTCTTGATGGGACTTTGGCTGACTATCAAACAGAAAGGACAACAAATCATGAGACTTTCAAACGGTGAATGCCGACTGGAAGACCTACCGACAGGCCCTACGCGGTGGAGTGGCCTGTTCTGTCTGTAGAATAAAAAGGAGAGTGAAACCGATGAATGATAAAATTATTCTGTCGCCCGAAATGGACGAGGAACTGTCGAACGGGAAGGGAGAGGACGAGAATGAGTGATTCTGCACTGGCCGTTTACACAGCCATCAGCCCAAACTGCAACCGGCCCAGGAGCCAGCCCATCAGCAAGATTACCGTACACCACATGGCTGGCAACACAACGCTTGAGGCTTTCGGCGCTCTTGTCGGTAAAACCTCTCGCCAGATGAGCGCAAACTACGCCATCGAAAGCAGCGGTCGCATCGGCTTGTTTTGCCACGAGGCGGACCGCTCTTGGTGTTCGTCCAGTCCGTGGAACGACCACCGGGCCATTACTATCGAAGTCGCTAACGACAGCGGCGCACCGGACTGGCACGTCAGCGACAAGGCGTATGCCGCGCTGCTCGACCTTTGCACCGACATTTGCCGCCGAAACGGCATCAAGGAACTGACCTACACCGGCGACAAGAACGGATCGCTCACGATGCACTGCTTTTACGCCGCCACGGCCTGCCCCGGTCCTTATCTCAAGAGCAAGTTCCCCGACATTGCGGCGCAGGTCACAACGCGCCTGAAGGGCGACGTGGCCGACGCTGCACCCGCCAAAACGCAGGAGCAGACGTTCATCGACGTGATGGCCGAGAAGTGCCAAAGCCGCTGCCTGAACGCGCATCTTTTGCCGTCGCTGTGCATTGCGCAAGCTTGCCTTGAAAGCGCCTACGGCACGAGTGAGCTTGCAGTACAGGCGAACAACCTGTTCGGCATCAAGGCCAGCAACTGGACTGGAAAGGTCTATAACAAGCAGACCAAAGAGTGGGACGGCAGCAAGTACATCACCATCACGGCTGGCTTCCGCGCCTACGATACGATGGTCGCCTGCGTCGAGGACTACATCAAAAAGCTCACGACGATGCCGCGCTACTCGAACCTTGTCGGCTGTACCGACATCAACAAGGCGTGCGAGTACATCCGCGCCGACGGCTGGGCGACAAGCCCGACCTACACGTCCAGTCTGCTGGCGGTCGTGAAACAATTCAACCTGACACGGTACGATGCCGCCATCAAAGAGGACAAGCCCGCCGCGCCGACGCATCAGGAGGTCTGGCTGGATCACATCGTACTGCCGAACGCTGCGGCGATGGAGTTCTACCTCATCGCCAAGAAATACGGGCTGGACAATGATAAGGCGTATCACGCTAAATTTGTGGAGGTGTGATGCCGATGCAGCATGTATTCTCGTTTACACTTGCGGAAGCCTGGGCGTTTTTGATTTATGCGGCGGGGGCTGCTGCCGCACTGTATGCCGGGGGAGTGGCTATCAGCAAAGTAATCACCGCAGTGAAAAAGCCTAAAGCCGACCAGGACAAACGCATTGCACAGTTGGAGGGCCGCGTTTCAGCGGTTGAGGGATTCTTGAAAAACGACAAACACCGGCTTGACCGCATGGATGAAGGGCAGCACGTGACCATGCAGGCACTGCTTGCCCTGCTTGACCACAACCTTGACGGAAACAACATTGACCAGATGCAGAAGGCAAAGGAAGCCTTGCAGAAGCATCTGATCGGCTAAAAAAAGGAGAAAGCAAAATGGATATTTCTTTTCTGTCCGAATACATGATTCCCGTGATTGTTGGCATTTGCCTGTGCGTGGGCTGGATTGTCAAGCAGTGGATTAAGGATGTTGACAACCGGTATATTCCTACGATTTGCGCAGTGCTTGGTGTTGCGCTGGCCTGCTGGATGAACTGGCCTGAAATTACCGCTACCGTGATTTTGTCCGGCCTTGCAAGTGGGCTGGCATCCACCGGCCTGCACCAGGCTTTCAAGCAGATTCTTGAGGGATTTGGCAATGGGAAGTAAGTTTGACTTCCGAATGAGCCGCAGCGACTATGATGACCTCTGTTTTGATCTGACAGATGACGAACACGCCGTGTTGGATTTGCGGCGGCGCGGGATGCACAATGCCGACATTGCGGCAGAGCTGTATTGTAGCGAAAGGACGGTTAATCGGAGAGTTAGGGCGATAAAAAATAAAATTGGGTAATGAAAAGCCCCCGTTTGTGATTGAATGTATCACAAACGGGGGCTTTCTTGTTTTTATTGCTTCGATACATATACAATCGCGCTACGAATTGCAGTTGATATCGAAATGTTTTTTCCGGACTGCTTTGACATTGTGCATTGCCCCTCCTCGTCTTTTGCCTTTTGATTTTGCCTCGAATTCCTTGTCGGGCGCTTGATATAAGGCTCATTTTCGTCTATGAGCCAGTCACGGCCCATTTTGTGCGCGGTCTTAAATCCTCCGCGCAAAACTTTCTGCCGCACGGTTGCAGGGGTTCTGCCGTGTCGAAAAGCGTATTCCTTGAGAGTAATGTCCATCTTGATACCTCCTGCATCCTTAGATGCTTCCAAAAGTCTCCTCAATAGCGCGGGTAGTCATGTAAATGGGCTTCTCGTTGCTGTGCTCTGCATTCCAATTCCGTGCAACATCGTTTGCGGTTAGTGTTGCAGAAAAAATCTGAATGCTGTCTCTGCTACCAAAAAGCTTGTTGCAGATAGCAACAGCATCTGCGCGGCTCATATCCTTGAACCAAGTCTTGATGATAACTTTATAAATCAGGTCGGTTTCTGCGGCCTTGACAGCTGCTGCCATCTCTTCGTCATCATTCAATCCGCTGCGCTGTGCACCGCCAAAAAGAAAAGCCATGTCATTCGCTATAAAGCTATCTCCGTTACCCCACATTTGCTGATAGGTGTTAACGATGCGCTCGGTTTCGGCCTTGTTCGCTTCGTTTGCCTTGCTGATGATATCTGCGTTGATGTTGTTAATAATGGTGTTAGTCATTTTGTTTTCCTCCTGTTATAATTGTGTGTTTATTCCTTATTTTGCTTATATTATACTACTCTAAAGTAGCATTGTAAATAGACTTTTGAAAAATATTTTGTATAAACTTGGCGTAAAACTGTCGCGTTCGTGTCGCACGTTTTTACGTCTATTTTTTTATAATTAAGCTAGAGGAAACAAAAATGGCTTACACACAAATCAATCTAAATCCAGAACACAAGCGTGTTGGAGATTGTACCGTTCGGGCCATTGCGGCGGGAACAGGGAAAAGCTGGGAAGATATATACGCAGCATTAGCACTTGAGGGCTATTTGCTGCATGATATGCCAACGGCAAATTATGTTTGGGGCAGTTATCTGCGGCGGAAAGGCTGGCAGCGGCACACACTGCCTAACACCTGCCCGGACTGTTACACCGTTGCGGATTTCGCCGCCGACAATCCGACTGGCGTATATATTCTGGCTATGGCAACGCACGTTGTCGCGGTCGTTGACGGCGATTGGCTTGATACTTGGGACAGCGGCGAAGAAACGCCACTGTATTATTGGCAGAAAGGATGATTGACTATGGCGTTTGGCGTACCGTATCAGCCCGGCTATATGCCGAACTATTATCCGATGGGGCAGCAGATGCCGTCGGCTATGCCAGATCAGCTTGCACAGCTCCGGCAGGCGGCGTATCCGCAGCAGCAGCCAACAGCGCAGCAGACCGCGCCTATTATCTGGGTGCAGGGCGAAGAAGGAGCCAAAGCGTATATGGTGGCGGCAGGGAACAGCGTGCTGCTGATGGACAGCGAAAACAGTACATTTTACATTAAGTCCACCGATGCCAGCGGTATGCCGCAGCCTTTGCGCGTTTTTGACTACTCGGAACGCACGGCAAGCCAGAAACAGCCCACACATACCGCGCAAAAGCCAAAAGAAGAATATGTCACACGGCAGGAGTTTAACGCTCTGACAGCCCGCTTTGACGCTCTGACGGCAGACAAGCCTTTGACGCGAAAGAAAAAGGAGGCAGACAATGAGCAACCCTCTGTTTAACGCTCTTGGCGGCGGCAAAATGCCGGGCGCAATGGGACAGTTCCAGCAGATGATGCAGCAGTTTCAGCAATTCCGGGCAAATTTTCAGGGAGACCCCAAGAAAGAAGTAGAAAAGCTGTTGCAATCAGGGCAGATGAGCCAAGCGCAGCTGAACCAGCTGCAAGCGATGGCGCAGCAGTTTAGGTCGTTTATGTGACAGGTTTAATCCGTGCGCACGGTTAGACAATAAAATTTATTTGAAGGGAGTACAATTATGAGTTTGTCTTCGGATGGCACTGTAATGACGATGCCTGTTCAGCCCACGAATAGCGGTAGCGGCAATGGCTGGGGCTTCGGCGGTGACGGTGCTTGGTGGATTATTATCCTGTTCCTGTTCGTTTTCTGCGGCTGGGGCGGCAACTGGGGCAACAACGGTTTTGGCGGCAACGGCAGCACAGGCGCAGTTGACGGCTACATTCTCACCAGTGATTTTGCCAACATCGAACGCAAGATTGACAACGTAAACAACGGCCTGTGCGATGGTTTCTATGCACAGGCGCAGCTTGTAAACGGTGTGCAGAACGCTATGCAGCAGGGCTTTATGTCTGCGGAAATCAGCCGCGCAAACCAGCAGGCGGCATTTATGCAGCAGCTGAATGCAATGCAGATGCAGCAGGCGAATTGCTGCTGCGAAACCCGCGAAGCGATTCAGGGAGTAAATTACAACCTTGCTACGCAGGCCTGCGACACGCGCCAGACTATCCAGAACGGCACGCGGGACATCATCGAGAATCAGAACGCCAACGCCCGCGCGGTGCTTGACGCGCTGACGGCGCAGCGCATTGAGGCTAAGGATGCCAAGATTGCAGAGCAGAGCCAGCAGCTTTTTGCTGCACAGCTTTCCGCAAGTCAGGCTGCGCAGAATGAAACGCTGAAAGCCTATATGAGCGGGCAGCTTGCCTATTACAACCCCCGCCCTGTTCCGGCTTTCCCCGTTCCCGCACCGTATCAGTATGGGAATTGCGGCACCTGCAACTGCTAAAACTGAATAGCAACTGTTTCCAAATAGGAAACTGTTCAGCTCCGTGCTGATTTTGCAAAAAAGCGGCGGGGCAACAGTCCCGCCGCTATATTTATATGAAAGGATCGATTTTATGGCTGAATTTACGAATTCCAGTATCGTGAACGTTGCCGCAGGGCAGAATGTGCCGCTTACAGAAACGGCAGTTTGCGGAAAAAGCTGCATTGTTCACCGTGCCGGGTCTGGCATTGTAACGCTGCGCGGTTTGACAAATCAGTGCAAGGCACGATTCAAAATTTCGTTTGGGGCGAATATTGCAATTCCAACTGGAGGAACAGTTGAAGCGATTTCAGCTTCTCTTGCAATCAATGGTGAGCCGCTGAATAGCGCCACAGCAACCGTGACACCTGCGGCAGTTGAAAATTTCTTCAATATTTACATTGCTGCATTTGTAGAGGTTCCTCGTGGATGCTGCGTAACAATAGCGGTGGAAAATAGCAGCACGCAGGCAATTTCCGTATCCAACAGCAATCTGATTGTTGAACGCGAAAGTTAAGAAAGGGGAAAATAACAATGAGCATGAAAGCAATGAACGATATCCGCGAGATGCTTTGCGATGAATTGGATGACATTTCCCGCAAAGGTGATCTGAATGTCCGCGATTTGGATGTAATCTATAAGGTTACGCAGAGCATCGCCAGCCTTGATGACATCATGGAAGAGGATGGGTACAGCCATGATGGTGGCTGGGAAGCAAAAATGCGTGGGAGTTATGGCAACGATATGCGCCGTGACCGCCGTTATGCGGATGACATGCGCCGCCGGATGGACACAGACCAGGATGACCGCGAATATAAACGCCGCTATGCGGAGGATATGCGCTGAACAGGGGGTGTAAGGCTTGAAAGAGCTTACATACAAGGACTTTGAGGACTATGAACAGCGCTTGATGGAAGAAGCCTATTATTGCATGGGTGATGCAATATCCTCCAAAAGCCTTACAGAATTTGAAAGCATTGTGCGCTGTTACGTTGCCATGAATGACTTTGCAAGAATGCTTCGCATCGCAAAAGATTCCGGCGACTTGAAACAATGGGTGCATAACATGGAAAACGCCGACGGCTCCACCGGCGAACACTGGACGATAGAACAGACCTCTACTTACATGGCCCCGCGTGGGATGGATTGCACAAAAGAAGAATTCTATGCGGCCATGAACATGATGTTCAGTGACTACTATCCGGCAGCTAAAAAGCACAACGTGAACATGGCTGAATTCTATGCAGACTTGGCGGCGGCATTCATCAATGACAAAGATGCTTC